CAGATGTTAATTGAATTGGGGGAGAAATATTCAAAACTAGAAGAAAAACTGGAGGAGATAAATAAGTGGGTAGTAAAAAAGAAGAAGAAGGTGAATGTTTTGGAGTGGTTAAATGCGAATATTACTCCCAGTATGACATTTAATGATGTTATTGATAAAATAATGGTTGACGAAAATGATGCGAATTTGATTATTGAGAACCCGTTTAATGCTGTGCTCAATGAAATCTTTTCGAGATCAATTTATAGTTTTAACGAGAGCGAAAATCCTATATTTGCGTTTGTTCAAAAAACCAATGTATTTTATATTTATAATGCGGAAAAGGTCTGGGTTGAAATGTCGCGCGAATTATTGATGAAGTTTTTGAATAGAGTTCATATGAAGGTAATAAAGGCGTTTTATGATTGGAGACAAAAAAAGGCAAATGAAATAAAAGCAAGTGACTCTTTTGCGATAATGTGCGATAAAACATTGGTGAAATTAATGAGTGTGGAGTTTGATCAAGATAGTATATTATCAAAGACAAAGAGCGCAATGTATAATAGAATGAAGACGGACATGAAAACAATGATAGAATATGAATTTGAATTTTAAATCTTCGGGTAATATATGTCGACGGAAGGACAACGAGATTTTTTAGATTACATGGAGTCACAATTGACCGCATTACAACAAGAACAACAAGAACAACAAGAACAACAAGAACAACAAGAACAACAAGAACAACAAGAACAACAAGAACAACAACAAGGACCAGAAGGCGCCACATTAAAAGTAACACCACCCCAGGGCGCAGGCTCGTCTGGTAGAATAAGAAAAATAAGGAAATCAAGGAAAACAAGGAAATCAAGGAAAACAAGGAAAACAAGGAAAACAAGGAAATCAAGAAGAAATAAAAGGTCTAAGACTCGCTAAAATATAAGTGATGTGTTTATAAATTTATATATATAATCTATTTACTAGCCAATTGTTGTGTATTATTTTTATTCTTATTTTTGTTTTTTTCCATCATTTCTTCTCGAAGCCGGATTGATTTCTGGTTATATACACCTTTCCCCTCCCTCCCCTTTTTTCCCTTCAACTCTTGGCGTGTTTTAGGCTCTCGGTCCATTCTAGTTATAGATAAATTAAATTAGATACTTATCTATAATTTTGATTCAATTTTTTTATACCTTTGGACATTTTATACATCCATTATTCGTCTATCAACATTAGCGCCATTGCTGCGTAGTTATGTAAATCTATTAACGTGTCGCGAATACCCTCATCATTTATTAAATTTACTCCATTTTTTGTTATAGACATGGAGCGTTGTAGTTTATCTTCTATTCGCATTAAAACCCCGATAACTCCATATTTTGCGAACGCATCGCCATAGTCTATATTTTTTTTGGTAAATAATTCTAATGCTTCATTTTGAATTAGTTTCATCTGTTCCACTCTATTCATTCTTAATAAATAGTATAAATTATTATGTTTATATTATTTATTTTATAAAATCGTCATTTTTACAAATTCTTAAACCGTGGGGAAAGATGGGTCCATGGCAATACCGCAGATACCCGCATCGTCGGTAGAATCAGAACGCGCAATCTTGACATATCCCTTGTCTCCCCAGCTAGTTCCCCAGCTGTTCTTCACCAACCAGTACTCAATACCGTTCTCCTTTCCGTAACCAACAATCAACACACCGTGATCCAAATTTGTTCCGCAGCTAGAAGAAGTAAGAATACCTCCAGAGTATGATTGGAAATACTTGGTATCGGCCTCAATGGCAATAGAAACGGGCTGCTGTGAAACGGCTCCCTTCAATGAAATTTGATCATTGGGTTTCACGTCAGAGCAAGATGCCAAATGGGCAACCGCTGTGCACTTTTCACATGTGCCGTCTTGCGCAGTGTAGGGATAAGCAGAAAGAGCGCATTGGCCGTGCTCAATAACATATTTAAACGCACCCTCCATTTGACCACCGTTGCATCCCATACTACCATACTTGGTACCAGCACAATCGACCAACTCTTGCTCAGCCAAATCGATAAGCTGTCCGGTAGAAATGGCCCAGGCACCCTCGATGGCACCTGTTGAGGAAAAGGTCCAGCACGAACCACACTGACCCTGGTTCTTCACTGAGGTCACAGCACCCTTTGAGCGCCAATCCATTTCGGCGGGTGCTCCAGAAGCACTGGAAGAAAATGATTTGCATCCGAAAGATCCCACCTTAGACTTTAAACCACCGGAAATTTGCGCCTTAAATTCATCGGGGGTCAAATCGGTAAATTGATTGACTCCCATTGTGAAGTTTTGTGTGTGATCCATGTTGTGAGAAATGATGTTACGAAGATTGGCGCGGAATACTTGGAAGCGCTCCTCCAACTCGTGAAGTGTCTCGTATTTACGGACGAACTTCTCTTGGAAATTAGTAAACTGTTTCCACTCAGCACCCTCATCCAAGAAGGTTGTCTCGGTAGAACCTCTGAGTCCCTTCTCTCCCGCGGAACATACAGAAACAAATGACAAAAAAACGAACAAGGCCTTATACAACATCCTATATACTTAGATATAGAAGAAAGTTTTTATTATGTTTTGAAATATATACTATACTTCTTCTTTCATTGCTCTAGAGGAGATATTTCGCGGTAAATCCTTCAGGGGTCATAAGTGGGATTCCTAGTTTCCTTGCGTCGGCAGCCTTACCTGTATCTTCGTCAATATCTTTAACTAGAACCGCGAAGGTGTTTTTACTGACTGAAGACCCAAGTTTCGCCCCTACATTTTTCAATTTTTCCTGAAGTTCAGAATCTCTAAATCCGGTCATGACAATTGACTTTCCAAATAATGGGTGTGATTCGTCGACCGTTTTTTTCGTATTGGACATAGCCAATTTACCGTCAATTCCGGCCGCAACAATGAATTCTATAAAGTGTGGGATTCTCTCTACAAAGGCTTCGGCGGACTTTGTCGCCATTCCCTTAATCGCGGCAATCTTTGCTACCTTTTGTGAACTGGTATCCTCTGAAATTAATATATCTGGATGTGCTTCCATAATGAGTTCCAACCTTTTTTCGCTAAATCCTCGGCCAAATACGTTGGATGCAGACATTATGGTAATTAGGGTCGCTGCTTCTATTTTCTCCTTGATTCCATTATATAATTTCGCGGCTGTTTTCTTTTGAAATCCTTCAACGCCGAGTAGATCCGCTTCGGTCATCTTAATAATTTTAGGGACAGTATCATAACCTGCTTGAATAATACGGGCAATATTACCTGCACCCAAACCGTCAACCTGGATTCCCTTAAAGAATCCCGCAATGTTTTTCTCTCTAACTGTCTCATCAGACTCTATATTTTCAAGCATAATATCAACATGAGTATCATTCCACTTAAAAGGTACGGTGGGCATTTTCCCCTGTTCCGCCTGAACAGTCACCTTACGAATATGAGGGATAACGTCGCCACTACGAATGAGCTCAATTATAGAGCCGATTCCAACCTTATTATCATGAATAAACGCACCATTAAATCCGGTAGCATATTCAATCTTGACACCCCCTAGATTTATAGGCTCGATCTGAACACGTGGTTTTAAATATCCGTCCTTACTTGGTGTCCAAATCACATCAACGACCTTGGCTTCTGCGATTTGATCAGATAGGACCATCTTAAACGCAAATGCATAATCAGGGTTACCAATTTTTCTGTCATATTTCGCATCATCCACCACAATAACCCCGTCGATTTCATATGAATAATTTTGCCTCCAATCAACGAGAGTTTGGGATAACAGATCATTAGTTAAAGTAGTCTCGAATTTATGTAAAACAACCTCTACATCCAATGTAGAGAGAAACGCAAACTGCTCGGATGGTTTTCTATCCGGTTTTATAACTTCATATGCGACAAAATGAAGGTCGGCTACTGACGCAGTAATAGTTTTATGATTGACGATTCCTGACACCATATTTCTAGGGTTGGCAAATGTTGCTTTATACTTTGTCTCAAATATCTGTTTCGGAATAATAAACTCACCGCGAATAACAATACCCTTTGTTTTTGGTAGACGTAAGTGCGGAATAAGGTGGCTAATATCTTGTCCAACCTTTCCGTCGCCTCTAGTATATAATTTTGGCGTAGCTCCCTCTGTAGTATAAAGGCCACTGACTCCGTCGAGCTTACACGATAAAACATATGGCCCCTTATATTTTGCGCACCAATTCGCTAGCGCAGCAGTGTCGGGTTTAATTTTGTCCATGGACCCCATAAAATACGGGAGTGTCGCTTTATTTCGCTCGACGGGTGCTCCAATTTGGCGGGCATCCTTGTTAGCGGGGTATTTGTCGGTTATAAAGTCTTGGAGTATATCGAACTGATTATCAGTCATAATTGGCTGTGAATTACGATAGAGAACATTGGCGAGGTTTAACATGGAAGTCAATTGATTTTCATTTAATGTTTGTAGAAAACTGATTCCACCTGTTTTGAATGTTTCAATTAATTCTCTCGTTGGTTCATGGATAACAATATTTTCAGGTTCGTCCTCACTATCGCTTTCAATTATTAAGGCCTTCTTCTTAGGTTTATCTTGCTTCTCAGGTTTATCTTCCTTCACCTTTTTCTTCAATGTCTTTGACGCCTTGACCTTTTTCTCAACAACTATTTTTTCTGTTACCACGGGTTTCTCAGCGATAACAGGTTTCTCTATGGCCGCCTTTATTGTTTGAGCGCCCTTGATAATCGCCGCACGCCCATCAATGCGTTCAACAGGAGTCTTATATACCATATTCAAATAATCGAAAATATCTTTTTCGTCTTTAAACACATGGTCCACTTTCTCTCCTTTCTTTTTTCCTTCCATCTTATACAGACCGTGTTCATTCATCGTTAGCCCCATTTGAAGAGCCTGATGACGCATAACCGTATTAAAGATTTTGCTCCCCGTAAAATAAAGAACTGAAAATGGATATTCTTCTGGAGATGAATAAAGGAAATCGACTCTACGCGCAGAATCAGAGCTAGGAATTTTCGCAATTACTAGACACTTGGTATTTCCTCTAGAGAGAACCTCTAATATAATCTTTTCTTTGATCAATTCGTTAATAAAGTTGACGAAAACCTGTGGCGACTCTGACGTAATAATAACATCAATATCACCTGAATTCTGAGCACCACGGCGATAGGAGCCAACAATTTCAAATCTCGATGTAGGGGTAGCAACCTTTTTAAAATCATTGACGAAGATGGTTTCATATTGTTCAATTTCAGAGCGTGGGATTCGCTTTAAAATATCTTCATAATATCGCAGCCCGACCTTTTGAATATCATTGAGCATTTGTTGGTTCTCGCGGAGTTGAGCGATAGACACGACTCCCTTTTCAACAAGTTCCTTGGCCTTCTTAGGTCCAACTCCATATATATCCGCCAAAATATTAACCGGGTTGTTTTTCTCTCTTTCGAGCACTTTCAATGTTCCTGTTGTAACATATTCATTCAGTTTCTCCATAATAGTTGATCCAATACCAGGTAACCCCTTTAATTGGTCAGGGCTTACAATATCGTCTTGAAATGACATGATGGATTCTTGTGCCTTTTGATAAGCACGGGCGCGGAATGGTTCGCCCTGTTTCAACATAATAGCGGATAATTGCTCCATAAGATCAATAAATTTTTCATTTAAACGTCCGCTTGGTAGAGTAGCCATTATTTTATTATTAGGAGATGCCTTTAAATCTGTTTTCTGGTTGCCTACTGTTATATTTACCAACGGCTCTTTTATATTCGGTGATGTCGTTGTCGACTCAATTATAAATCGCTTCTTGATAGTTTTCCTTCTTATTTTTGGTGAACTAGACGTAGTTGACTGTATTATAATTCGGTTCTTTCGTCGTGACTCGCCCGATTTCGTTTTTTTTCTCTCTTTAGAGGACGAAGATGATGATTCTATTATAAACTTTCTCTTGGTCTTGGGCATTTAAATATTATATATTATAGACGTATATAATTAAAAAAAAATGAAATGAAAAAGGCTAAAATTAAATAAAGCATAGCTCAATACTGCGATGGATAATATCAACAATAATAATAATAATATGGTGGTAGAAGGCCGTGAGAATCTTCCTCTTCCACCTGAACCCGAACCTGCGAATGTATTTAATGAGATTTATACTGATAAGGCGATGAATAATTTTATCGAGGGAAATTTTGACTATATTCCGTGGTATGATAGAGAAGTGTATGCCAATGCGTGGAAAGCAGTCACTGAAACGGAAACCTGGGAATTTGTAAAAAATTATGATGTAGGGTCATTTATGTTGTCAACCGATACGAGAGTTCATATGATAGCTTCAAAAATGGTTGAACTTGGTTACGATGGTCATTCCGGGTCTTCTTTTGGGTGTATAATGAGAGTCATGCAATATATCGCAAAATACGGCGAACAAAAATTTATGTCAAAGTATATTGAAGCACAAAACGAAGTAATAACTTGAAAATAAAAAATGAAAAAGTTGGCGGCTCCAAGGGGAACCTCACTTTTTACTTTGTTTAATATGTTAAATATAAATGAAGCTAATTGTATTTTTATTTTTATTTTTTATTTTTGGCTGCGCTTAGCAATATCCACCCGTAATACGCGTCTCTAGGGAAGCAATGCTGTTTCTGAGCATCATATTCTCATTCTCGAGTGTCTGGATATAGCGGGAATCGACAGAGACCAAATGTTGATCTTCGCGTTCAACTGCGGCCTGGTGCGCGTCAAAGGCGGCCTCGAGCTCCTCAATTTCGTCATCGGTAAATTCGACAGGGCGAGCACTTTTAACTGGCGCATTGGGCGTCGTCTGAATAGTCTTCACCTTGACTGGGGTCAGAATACCCGCGTCAGTCGTCGCGAATGTAGATTGTTCGCCAATATCGAGGCGAATTTTGCGTTGATTAGGTGCGACCTTGCGACTCTTGTTTTCGAGGCAAATCCAATACCAAGGGTCGTCATATACGATGCGAGCCTCCTGGTTGGGGTCTAGAACTCTATCTTGGAAGTTTTGAGTCGCGATGGTGTTGTGCCAACTACGGAAGTGAATATACGCAGCGTTAAATGTCTTGCCGTCTTTTCCACGCTTGACAACAAGATCGACAGTCTTGACGCTACCGATAAATTCATTGAATGCTCTGGCAATATCCTCTTTGCTATAGTTAGCAAACACGTGAGGAATATACAGACTAATATTCTTAATTGCGGACATTGTTTAAAGCTTGATGCGTTTGTTGTTTAACTGATACCAATAGTTATATGGCAAAAAAGTATTTCAATTTTTTTTATATGTAACTAAATATGCATCCACTAAAAAAATATAAAAATTTCCCTACATCGCAGTAAAAACGGCACTGAAAAAAAGGCACCAACACAAATTATGTTTTTTTAGTTTTCGGTAAAACCTACCCATAATTAAAAAATTGAAATCATATTTTGTCTGAGATCCAAAGATATCTTAAATTATTAAACGCATTTATCGCTACAAAAGAACTTATTAAAATGTCATCTCAAACAGAATGCCCTATCTGTATGGAGGAAATCGCGCTTACCAAGAATTGTGTTACTACCGAATGTGGTCACTGTTTCCACACAAACTGTCTGATGACAAGTGTCGCGCATAATGGATTCGCATGTCCCTATTGCCGTGCTGCTATGGCACAAGCAGTCAACGACGATGACGACGAATATGCCGACGACGATGATGATGATTCATTATACGATTTCGAGGACAATGAGGATGCTCTTCGAGGATTTCGCTTGTTCTTCAATAACATTAATAGCGAAGAACCAGAAGAGGCCGATGTCGCCGCAGAGGATGTAATGAACGCATATCAGCAAGAACTGGTGGAACAACAAAGAGCCATCCCTTCAATTGCGATTGTTACACAAAAACTCGTCGAGCAAGGTGTCACCATTGAACAGCTTGTAAAGGCATTGCTTATCGACCACGAAGAATATGAGAGCGACGACAGTTTGGAGCGCACCGACGACGAACTGTTTGGAAAGGTCCGCATGATCATATCCAATTATACACCAGAGCCAGCTTCTGTGTAGAGAGAATATAAAACAAAACAAATATAAAACAAAACAAATATAAAACAAAACAAAATAAATAAAAATGTTGGCACAATTGCCTTCTTTTTTATTTCTTATTTTTCTATTTTATATTTTTTATTTTCATTTTTATACAATTTTAGTAAGCAATAAATACTAGAAAAAAATAAAAAATTGAGATACTTTTACTACATAAATCTAAATGTATCTAACATACAAACGTATTAGTCGTATCTAAAATGAATAGCATTACCAGTATTTATATTCCCCGCATGTCTGCCAAGGTGACAGAAGAGCAGGTAATAATGGAGTTTGATAAATTTAGAATTGGAGAAGTGCGTCGCGTTGACTTTACTCCAATTGTCAAGAGGCCTGGATTTGGAGCGGATGTTGACCAGGTTGTGAAGTCGGCATTTGTTCACTTTCGTCATTATTACTACAATGACCTAACACTGGAAATTATGAGAAAAATTATGGAGGGTGAAAGTCACCGTATTCGTCCGGCATGCAGCACAAATGAGTATTGGATTTTGTTGAAGTCTACTAATCCGATCCCGGATACTATGATGAACCCGGCGCAAATCGTGGAAAATTGCCGCGTATTAGAGAACAAGGTGGATGCGCAAGCCTTGACTATAGAAAAACTAGAGGACAAGATTGAGAGAATTCATTCTGTCGTATATCAGCTTTTGGGCGGACTATATTGCCACAAAACACAGTCAGCGTCTTTGGACGAACATATTGACATCTTGTTTAACGAGAAAACCGCCCCACAAGTGCCCGATACTAGTGAATGGGGGTCTTATCCGACAACTCGCCAGGGTGACGAATGTGAAAGAAAACTGGCTGCGTTGGAAGAAGAATTGGAGGCATTGCGATTCAACGCAGAATCAGACGAAGTCGAAGAAGAGGATGAAGAGGATAGTTTGTCAGATAGCGAAGGAGAATATTGCTCTGGACGTCCCTGGGCGAGAATTACTCCTTCCCAAGACGAATTTGACTATGCTGTGTCAGTGTCTTCTCAAATCTCAAAGCTGTCACTGGAACTTCCAGATGACTTTGATGAAACATTCGAACAGAATTTAGGGCAACTACATATGCCAACACCAAGTCCAAGTGGTAGCTATGATGGATCAATTATCAAACCATCTTGCGAATACGATTTCGAGTTCGACTATGATGCTATGGATATTGCCGAAAGCATAAGCACTCATTCAAGCATGCCTAGTTTGATCCCTATCGTAGAATCAGACGAGGATTCAGACTCGAAAAAAAGACGCAGAACATCCCAGGAAATCTGCGGAAACGAATAAACCAACCTCTCACAAAACAAACAAAATAAACAAAACAAAATAAAAACCGTAGTTATATTAGCATTTTAGATTTTAATAATTAGTAAATAAGTTAACAACTTTTTTCTATTGGGTATTATTAGATGTATAAATTTATAAACGGTCTTAACAAAGGTGGACCTCCGCGCGCCAAAATGAACATTCCGCATATAAATACAAATGTACCACCGCCAACTCCATTTATTGGAGCAAAAACTTTTTCTCTCTTTAGTAGGCCATATTTAGATAGATACAATCAATGTTATAAGAATATAGTTGTTACGAATTTACCGCCACAAGGACCGTTATCCGAATTTGTATCTCGAATTCAATTTCCACCATTGAGCGAGTTTAAATATCCGGGACCATGTGGTCATTTAAGACAATGTGGGTTGGCCCTATTATCGTTGGGTGGTTACTGTAATGTCGGGTGTGGAAAAACCACCGATTTAATGATTACCGATGAAATCCCAGATTTAATATCATATTTGGTTTCAGCTGGATATACAGTTGATACAAGTATAACCAAGATGTTAAATAATAGCGATATTCGATTTGATACAAATGATGGAAATAAACTGATTTGTTTTGTAACGTATAACGGGTAAAAAAGAATATTATTAACTAATAAAATTGATTTATAAATACTATAATATTTATAGATCATACACAGAATGTCAGAAGAATCAAAGTTCGATTTATTAAAGGTAACAATTCCGGAAGCAGTAAAAAATTATCCGCCAGAAAAAAGGCAGGAAGTTATGGATTATCTAAGCGAAATGGACGAACAACATAGACGGGCATATGAGATAGCGGTGAATCATCTAGAAAGTTCGTTTGATATTGTCAGAAGTAATGGGTTTCAAGATTGGAAAAAGTCTCGCGCAACTAAATAGCGAATCTAACTCGCTTGGATTTTCCTCTACCTTTTATTAAATTGCGTCTAGTTTTGCCACCACCAACAGGTGCCGCGGGGGGTAAAAATTTATTGATCGATTCATTTGTTCTATTTGAAATCTTCAATGCCTCCCGTTTTTTTTCCTCGAGTTCCTTGATGCCGTCTGTTAGATTATCGCCTGTGGCAGCTACTAGTTCACCTGCGGTAGCTGTCGCGTCTGAAGCAGCTTCTACTACATTTGCTGCCGCGGCAGTTGCGGCGTTCACGATTTTACCCACCCCAATAACTGCTCCGAGTCCAGGAACTGCCGACATCATACTTGTTATAACATTAACAGTTCCTACTCCCAACCCGGTTGCGGCCTTTGTTCCCGCGTCGTTTAGTTTGCCGATTGCGGCATTAAGTGGTTTATCAAGGGCTTTAACCCCTAACTCAGCATAATCGGCAACATTATTCAATGCTTCTGCTGCTTCTTCTTTTACCTTTGGATCACTTAGTTCTTCATTGAATTTTTCCAATGATTTTTCAACAATGTCCGCGGTTTCAGATGCTGCCTCACTTACAGAGTTTTCTATGACGGGGCTCTCCAATACATCGTTAACTTGTTCGACACCCGCAGCTGCCACCTTATTTGCGGCGTCGACCGCAGTATCCGCGATTCCCTTTGCGGCATCAACCGCGCTACCCGCAATTTCTTTTACATCAGTCAATAGTCCCGAAGCCGCCTCTCCAGCTGCATTAAGTTGGTTATCTATTTTCGCAGTTTCAGCATTAACTGGCGGTGTTTCACCATTATCTACTTTTTGTAAACCGACAAGTCTTAAGCCCTTGTCTTCAACATACCCGACAGCACCAGTAGCCAACCCCTTAATTTTATTACCCAACAAAGTAAATATTCCCTCACTGGGTTTGAAATGCCCTTCAGGCTTTACAGAAGACGAATCTTGTGGGTTTATAGCACCACCCCGATATCTCCTGTTTTTAGTTTTATTTGAAACACGTTTTGCTCGTTTAGTTTTTTTATTCATACTTATACTATACGAAGAAGTTTATATTTAAATATTTCCTTATAGTTTCATTTTCTTAAAATCGGCAAATGTCATGGCCGCCTTTTTATCAACTACCTTACGGTCGACCTTTTTAATAAAACTAAAATTCGCAAGCCGACCTTCATAAGTGAATCTGTTCGCATTATTTTTCAGTATATAATCAGCATCCGGTTTGTCATTTTTGGACTTATTCGGCAAACTGTTTTTGGGGGGAGCCCCAGTATTCACATGCCCGGTACCCGCCTCCTTATTGTAACTCTTAAATTTGGCAAACACGTTCCTCTTCTCTTCAATCTGTGATGCAGGCTTTTCCTCCTTTTTCTTCTTGTCCGACTCCTCCTTTTCCTTCCTTTCTTGGTTCTGCTTCTCTGCCAACTGAATTTCTTCATCCATATCTACAAAAATAGGTCTACAATTAAACTGTTTTACATATTTTCTAGCAACAACCTCTAAATATCTATATGGAATCGTATTATCGCTATAATATTTAAAAGTTTCGCGCACCTTGTCATACAACATTACCACATTTCCAAGCGGCGTATGTTCCATAACACAACAATTCCCAAGGCTCTCAACCTTTTTGTCTAAAAAGAATTTGATTGCCTCTTCTCGAGCCTGTTTCGCACACTCTGCTTGTCCATCAGGCGTCTCTAGACACAATAACAATACTGAGTCTTCTTCTAAAAGCGGTGTTTTCTCCTCTGTCAATTCTTTCATTTTCTCCTCCTTCGTTTGACCTGAACTATCATGATCATTATTATCATTGTAAAAAACATAATCGTGGGCAACACCATCGAATATTTGTAATTTTAAATCAATCTGTCCTAAAATTTTACTAATTTCGTCTCTTCTTTTCGCGGTTGAAGCATTAATGGATTCCAAACATTCCGCCATCTTTGGTTCGAAGTCGGCATGATCGTCGAAATGGAACTCTCTCTCCATTCGTCTAACTTCTTGCAGATATTTATCCTCGTATTTAACAACAACAGCATCGGGTGTATTCTCTACATTATTGGCTTCTACTTCCGTGTCATAATTAATAATAGCAGAATCGCCATTATAATTTGAAATCTCCTTACGGATTAACTCGTTATAGTGGTTAATAGAATCTTGGGCAGTTTTCAAAAAATGAATACTCGATACGATCAAATGATGAGAAGAGTGAAATTGTTTAAAATACCAAATTACGAATAATGTAAAAAAAATGGTTTCAGTGTCCATTGTATATTTAAATTTGTCTGTTTAGTTTTAAATTGTTTGCGGATTAATTAGTTTCCGTTCTGAAAACAAATCGCGTATTTCTACTGTTAAATCAGGTAGACCGATTAGCTCATAATTTTTCTCTTCTGCGTCTGGGTGTAATCTAACCAAGAATAAACTAGAAATTTTTCTCCCATATTTTTCTTCAAGGATCATCTTATATGTATTTAGCTGTAGAGAATAATGCCAGAAATTCGAGTCGGGTAAATGACAAATTTGCGGCGATAATGCGAATTTATTGAAATTATTTACTCTTGTGATATTTTTTGACCGCTTCCAATCATAAATAGAGAGGGTGCCATCGGGGTTTTCATAGACCATATCAATAGAGCCTGAAATTTTAACATCCTCGTTATAAATGATCCATTCGGTGCGGTAAGGTTTCAAATCAGGGTGATCTCTAACAAAGTTTATGAAATATTGCCATTCTATAGGGCGCGATTCGTGAGTATCCTTGTTCTGAAGCATATAATGTTCATATAGTTCTTTATTTGTATAGCCTGATTCGAGTTGCGGCTCATTGTTAAAACATTCGATTTCAAAGTGGAGGTTGGTTCCTGCGCCGGAAACGGCAGCCGCATTGTCAGACCAAAGCGTCTTTATTTGTTCGGCGGTTAAACCCCAATATTTATGTCCTTCTTTCCACCCACGACCCTTCATCATGTTACTAATAATGGCATCCGCGTCAAAATGTGGAAAATGAGAGTGATTCCAGGTAGTTACCGATGTATATTTAACATCGGGTTCTGTCAAGATTACGTATTTATGTCCTTCTTCGTAAAATTGAATATTCGCATCTCTTGGGTGTAAATTTCTAGTAGATAAAACGGGTTCTAACGTTTGCTGCATGATAAAATATACATTACTTTTTGAAGCAATTTATATTTCAATTTTATTATAACAAAAATAAGGCGATTTAATTAGTAGATCCAATTATACAAGCCAAATAAGTTATAGAAGATTAAACAGTATACAAGTTAACCTGAATAAATGCTTGGCCTGGAGGATCTTCTGGATAAACTATCGACGAAGTCGCTGATCTTGTTATTGTTATTTTTTGATTGCTGCTTCCTTTCCCATATTTTTTGTCTAACGGTGCCTTAAAGTTAGTTAATATAGCACCAGGATCACCTCCAGAGACATATGATGGCAGAGATGAAGGAGTATCCCCTCGAATCGTCTTCTCACCAGACCCAGGTTTTCCACTATTACCAGTTAATTTAACAGGTAACGAAAGAGTGTTTAAAAGACCAATATCAGATTTAGCTGTGGAACCACCTGCACCACCTGCACCACCTGTAGCAGTATTACCTTTTAAAATATAAGAAGAACCATTGCCGCCATTTTCTGCGGTTAAATTACACTTGATATCAGTTCCATCTTTGACCCAGTTATTCAACACCCAAGAAGATTCTGATTGTGTAATAGTAAATTCTATCTTTCCATCAATAGGGTTACATGGTATATTTGTAAAAGAAGCACTTCCGCCACCGCCTCCGCCTCCTCCAAATAGGATCGTAGGAGGGGATAGATTGCCTACTAAAGTGTTTCCGGCACTACCTCCACTGCCAACTATCAAAACATCACATCGAGTGTATCCTTTCGTATCGATTGAAATTGGCGAAGAAGTTACTCCGGGATAATAGTAGTTAGTGATATCGGTTTTACGCGAATAGCCGACGGCTGATATAGTCACGCCAGTTGCGCCAAAAAAAGGTTGCCCAACACCAAATGTAAACCCATTAATATTCCCCAGACTTGTAAGATTTTTCATACTGTCAAAAACAACCGTTTTTAGTCCTGAACCAGAGAACGCATTTAACCCTATACTAGTAACAAAAGCTGGAATTGTTATAGATGTCAAAGTTGTCGCCTGATAAAACGCGTTTACTCCTATACTGTCAAGTTGTGAACCTGGATCAAATGTTATTGATGTCAATTTATTCGCACCATAAAACGCATAATCGCCTATGCTAGTGACTGGAGCCGGCACTCTTAACGTCGTTAAATTTGTCGCATTTTGGAACGCATTTTCTCCTATACTGGTAAGCTTCGACCCTACCACAAATGATACTGTTTTCAAACTTGTCACACTATTGAAGGCATTGTCTCCTATACTAGTTACAGTAGTCCCCACCGATACTGACTGGATGTTACTTATAGGTACACTGCTCGGCACTTTAAGAATTCCCGATATATCGCTGCCTATTAACGTTCCATTTGTAAGACTAAATTCTGTTTGTCCTAGCACAGATATAGTGACACCTTTTGCGCCATTAAAGGATTTGTTAGGACCAATGCTAACGTTAAAAGTTGTAAGACTACTTGAACTTTCAAAAAATAAATTTTTAAGTCCTGACATGTCGAACGCGGGGCCCTGGTCCTTATTACTCTCTATTCTGGTCACAGAACTTGGTATGGTTATTGACTTTAAATTTGTCGTAATTCTGAACGCACCTGCTCCTATACTGGTCACTGAACTTGGTATGTTTATTGACACTAAATTCTCCGCATAATTGAACGTAAATGCCTCTATACGTTTAAGCTTCGAACCCGCCGCAAATGTCACCGTTTTCAAATTTGTCCAATTATTGAACGAAAACGCGCCTGCTCCTATACTTTCTACGGAAGCCGGGATCTCTATTGACGATAAACGTGCCGCCATATAGAACGCGCCTTGTCCTATGCTGTTAAGCTGAGAACCCGTCGCAAACGTTACAGTTGTCAAACCTTGAGCATTATTGAAAACACCTTCTCCTATACTTTTAACGGAAGCCGGGATCTCTATTGACCAAAACCCACTCGCATAACTAAACGCATAGTTTCCTATGCTGGCAAGCTTCGACCCTGCCGCAAATGTTACCGATGCCAATTTATTCGTACTTTGGAACGCATTATTTCCTATACTGGTAACAGAAGCCGGAACATTTATTGATATTAAACTGTCCGCATTATTGAACGCATTTGCTCCTATAATGTCAAGCTTCGAATCCGGCGTAAATGTTAGCGTTTTCAAACCTGCCGCAGCGTTGAATGCATCGTCGCTTATCTTTGTAACAGAAGCTGGTATATCTATTGACAATAAAGCGGTCGCATTTTGGAACGCACCTTTACCTATACTGTTAAGCGTCGAATCTGACGCAAATGTTAATGTTGTCAATTTATTCGCACCGTAGAACGCATAGTCGCTTATATTGGTAACTGTATTTGGTATAGTATATGATGTTTGAGTATTTCCAATGGGATATTGAATTAATGTAGTTTTATTTTTATTGAATAATACGCCATAGTCATCAGATAAATAATTATTATTACTAGGATCTACTGTTATTGCCGTTAATTTTGTTATATTATTGAACGCAGAAGCTCCAATGCTGGTAACTGTATTTGGTATGGTTATAGATTGTAAATTTGCCGCACTTTGGAACGCGCCTGATCCAATGCTGGTAACTGTATTTGGTATGCTTATAGACTGTAACATTGTCGCATTTTTGAACGCATCTGCTGCTATACTGGTGACATTGGTCCCAACCGATACTGACTTGATGTTATTTAAAGTTATTTTGATTTTATTTAGAGTCGTTGTATTTGTATATGATGTTGGAGCAAGATTTCCCTGTATATCGATACCCTGCGTATAGTCAACTTTTGGAGTTCCATCTACAATAGTAAAATTTGTTTGTCCTATAACAGATATAGTCACACCTGTTGTGTTATAAAAACTTTGGTTACTACCAATTTGAAGCCCAAGTGTATTAAGATTACTTGAACTTTCAAAAACTACAGTTGTTACTCCTGAACTAGTGAACGCACTGGTAGTTATGCTGATGACGGAAGGAGGCACCTTTATATTCGTTAAATTTTTCGTATATCCAAACGCGCCTTCTCCTATAGTGGTCACGTTATTTGGTATGATATATGACGTTTGACTATTTCCATTAGGATATTGAAATAAGGTTGTATTTCCATTAGGATATTCAGCTAAGCTTGCATTTTTCAAGAATAATACGCCGCTCTCAGATGAATAATAATAATTGCCTGGGTCTACGTTTATCGATGTCAAACTTGCCGCATTAGCGAACGCAGCATTTCCTATAGCGTTAACAGATGCCGGAATATTTATTGACGGCAATTTACTCGCACCATAGAATGCGGATGATTCTATATACACAACGGAACTTGGTATTGTTATAGACGTTAAACTTGTTGCACCTTGGAAAGCAGAACCTCCTATACGGCTAATTTTAGAATTTGCCGCAAAATTTACTGATTCTAAATTTGTCGCACCATTGAAAGCAACCGCGCCAATACTGGTGACATCAGTCCCTACAAATACTGACACAATGTCCGATGGAATTGGTATATCTTTGCTATATGAAGTCGGAACAATAGTCGTATTATCAGCAGTTGCCTGTAGAATAAGAGGTCCAATTATATCGATAGATTTTCTGGCATTTTTGAGAGTGAAGATTGTACTAGTGTCTCCTGTTGTGCCACTTGATGGACCTGGATCACCTTGAGGACCTTGAGGACCTATTGCACCAGTAGAACCAGTTAAACCAGTTAAACCAGTTAAACCTGTTAAACCTGTTGCACCTGTTGCACCTGTTAAACCAGTATCACCCTTATCACCCTTTGCGCCAGTATCACCCTTTGCGCCTGTTGCGCCTTGTTTACCTGGTTCACCTGGAGGACCTGTTGCGCCAGTAATGCCTGTAGGGCTTATTATTTCCGTAGGAGTCAAACCTTTTAATGCTGCCTGTACTGCTTCTTGTATAGCAGCTTGTATCCATGCGTTATCCGGCACAGTATTTGTAGTAAAATTGCCACTTAAATCACCCTCCACAACGATATAAGTGTTGGGTTGTCCTATAGTCGTTGCCTGTAAATTATTACTTGTATTATAATAGCTGGAAACGCTGTTATGTTTAGCCGAATATTTTAATCCGCCGAATTTTCTAAATGACATTTATATATAGTTTTAAAAAAAGTCTATATAAATGAATGAATAGATTTATGAATATAATAGGAATTACTTAAAAAATAGAAAACGGTTTTGATGAAGCCCTTTTAGCGTTTGATCTAGATTTTGACCGGCGTATTTTCGCAGATTTTGTGCTAGACTTGTGCCTCTTATATGCCCTATATGTGTTGTGTGTTTTCTTGCGTATATGGTGTTTTTTCGCCGTTAACGTGTATTTGTGATGTTTACGTTTTCTATCGTCGATTGTTATAGGAACAATGATCTCTTCGTTGGCCATGGGACTTGATATATAGCTGCGCGGTTTAATAGAGTCTTGTTGTATAGAATCAAATGATTCCATATTTTCGGGTTCCGTCTCGGGTAATTCAATATAATATTTTCGGGGGTCACGACTAACCATTTGGTTCGCAAAATCGTCGGCGAGTCTTTTGTGAAGAGGCATATCAACACTGGGAATATTAAGAAGTTTGTCTAAATCAATATTATCAAGTGTTGCGTCATAATGTTGTCTGAGTCCATTTGTGTCGGTGGTAACAGAAATATTTGCGGTATTTCCGTCATAATCTGCGTCCCAATTAATTTCATTGAATTCATTTTGATTATTATTACTATTATGAATAATTGTTTGAGTGATCCCTTTGTTTTTAATGTAAGTATTAAGCATATTTATATTAAAAATAGATTATAATTTGTAAAAAGTTGTATAAAAAAATAATAGTGTATAAAAATGGATTTGAATTTTTCTGAACTCGACAATATCGATACAATAAATAAGGCGGGTGAACCGAACAACTATTGGGAGCAGAACAGTAAACCCGTTGTACCACCACAAAAAAAGAAGAAGAAGATATCATTTGATGACATTCTCTCAAATATGAATTTGGTTGTGAATAAAACAGGCGTATTACAGTCTATGGCACTAGTGAATAAACAGACTGAAGAACCTTTGCAACAACAATATTCGCAGCAACCACAACAACAACAATATTCGCAGCAACCACAACAACAACAATATTCGCAGCAACAACAACAGCAATATTCGCAACAGCAGCAACAATATTATCAAGAATACACCGAGCAACCACCCAACAATGTCCAGGTTAAAAAACAAGAGCCGTTAGACCCGTCTCTTAAACATAGTTATATATTCAATAAATATTTCAAGGATTATCAAGACGCAATACCGCAAGCACCAGAAGTAAAAATTCCAAAGACAAAGGAAGAATACTTTAGAATGATACACGAGGAGAGATTAAGAAGAATACAGGAGGCACATAGGATTTCTCAAATAAAATCCAGAAAGCTAATGTTTACAGCTAACAATACTTATCAGGAAAATATCAGAACAACCGCAAATAAATTACACAAAATGAGTTTTCATTAAATAATTCAACAAATCATGGATTAATATAAGCCGAATTCATAACCTTAATGGTAACAACCTTTTCTCTACAAAGCGGACAATTAAACGCGCGCGGTAGATGTAAAATAATTTGTATGCATACTGCGCAAAAGTAATGCCGACAGTTTAGTTGGCAAAATTCGTCATTCTCTCTTTTTTCCATACAAATAGCACATTCATCTTGAGAAACTACAAACTCTTCTTCTATAACAGAAATATTATCATTGAAATAGTCAATATTAGAATGTATTAAATTGTTAATGAGACTATAATTAGGTGTCCGGTCTATAAACCATGAAACTTCTACCCCGGCTTCGGAAATAAACTCAGTCATTATAGAAAGACAAATTAATAATAGTGGTATGATTCAGCATTACAGCCCAAATACTACTCATTTTTTTATTAAATAAGTTATTTAACCGGAACAAATTTAATAAATAAACGGCTTAAAGATAAATACTAACTATATATTGGAGCAAAGTAACAGCAACCAACGTTCAAAACAATACGCTTTGCTGCACCTCCGACTTTAGCTCATTTGGCAGAGCATTTGACTGTAGTGGTATAATCCTGAGTAATCGAAAGGCAGCTGGTTCGATTCCGGCAAGTCGGAAAATTTAATATGTATAATATTAAGAAATACTTATTAAATAATCATAAATTATTATGCGTCTGTATGCATACAACATCAATATCCATAAGAGAGTTGGACGAATCCGATCGAATACTCTTGATTTCGTCATTATCGCGCTCAAAATCATCGATTTCCACAGATAAATTGTTTTCCGTATGTTGGCCTCCGAATAATTGTATGATACGGGCTTGTTTTTTAAGTGTAAGTGGTTTATCTTTGACTTTGGTTGTTAATTGACCCTTTTCTAGTATATCATATATATTTTTGCTACAATTAATATTATCTCTTAACAGTTTTGAGTTGGATTGAAACTCAGTCAGCAGTTTTTTAAAGAAAGTATCGTCAGCTTTTTTAGACGCGGCTTCTTCGTTTTTTTGTAATCTATCTTGTCTACCATACGGGTCCATTACATCTTCAACAAAAGTGCTAAGTTTTCGCGGGTCATCGTCTTCTTCTCCCATACCACATCCACACAAAAACCAACGTCGAAAGGTCATTTTTTTATATTTTTCAGCATTCTCCATCTCCTTTATAAACATGTCATCAATAATTGAAAATGCGGACTTTAACATTAGCAGGCTATTAATATGTCGATCCTTCTCTTTTTGGAGCCTTACAATCTCCACTTCCAAGTTAGTCGTCTTCTTATCCTTATTTTTTTTCGATCTTAAAACGGCGGTTAAATAATTTTTTTGGTTTTTAACCTCTTTTAATGAGTTGATCTTACGTTTCCGTATATCTTCTATTTTTTTTATAATTAAAAATACGTTTGTGTTATAAATAACTGGGTATCTTGTTCTTACGGGTTTTGGAATGATAAATTGATTTGTCCCCTTTATGTCAGCGATTTTGCTTTCAATGTCAGTCAGCTTTTTACTCATTTCATTAATAACCGCGTCAATAACGGGATTATTTGGATCATATGTAAATAATAAAATTTTACCTGATGTAAATTCGACGGATGATTGTAGTTTGTCGTATTGATGCGCAGATATCTTATGTGCCTCAGAGGTGGCGTCCAATTTTAAGTAATTCACAACTGCCAATAAAAATGCGATGACTCCATTAAGACCCGCCAACAAGTATGCTCCCCAAGTATATTCCTTAATTATTGACGCTAATACGGTAGCCGTTGTAGATAATAATATAGCAGGCATCATAAGCCAATTCAGCCTTTTTTCACAATACGACTTGGATTCCATATAAATCAATTTTTGCCCTCTCAAATATGTCGCTAATATATCCAAAGCACACGAATAATACTCGTTTTCGTCAAAATAATTCTGGTCAATCTCGCGTTCAACCTCCTTATAGCTGTACTTTTTAAATGTTATTTGGTCGCCACCTTTAACAATGGCCCTTCTTGCCATATTCGCAATCATATTACCAGATGAATCTGACGACACTTCTGTAGAATCATCCTCCTCTGGAACACCAATCCGAGGTGTTTGTGAATATTGACACCCTTCGTTTGACAATGGGCTATCCAATATTGGTCTGTGATCTATTACAATATTTTCATATAATTCGTTCTTGTCCAAAGATAATACTACATTTAATGGCGCGGCTTTCTCTTCTTTTGCCTTGATTTTATTTTCTTTAAGAACTTCCATATATTTTTCATCGATAATTAAATAATAATATATACGTGTAATTTATATGTCTAAAACGCGTAGAAATGGCCGTGGTTCTGCAACAAGGGGGTGGAAACTCCAAAAACCAGGATATCATCAGAGAACAAACATGTTAAAACATTGCGGCAAAAAATGCTTCTTAGGTCCTAGAAAATCATTTCCAATTTGCAAGAAAAATACATGTAAAATAAGCAGCCAGGGTGTTTATTCCGCATATATTAGAGCTCGTCAATATAAACATGCCAATATTTCTAGAAAGGCCAACAAACTTCTTATAAAGATGGGCGCAAAACGATAAACAATTAAAAAACGAATTATACTATTAAAAAAAAATGAATTATACTCTTAAAAAGAAATTAAAAGTATAATATAACAATTAAAATGAACCTATCAGTTCAACATGCATCAAATAATTTCGACAATGGATGGGGGTTTTATGTTGATTTAGAAAGTTTGAAACCGATTTTACCAGACGACAAATATTACGCTCAACCAATATACGATGAAGCACATTTTGTAGCGGATTATTATTACGATGATGACATTTATGATGAAAACGTTTACAGTTTCGACGATATTGACGATAATTACAACAATGAGGCCAATTCGAAAATAAATGAGTTTGGCGCTTATATTGTACGAGTAGGATCGACTACGATTATTACGGCTTTTATTACATATGTTGTATTATTTATATTCTAACTCTAAACTGCCCAACTTTGCGCGTCGGTAAGTGTCTGTACTCGTGTCTGCGCTTGTGTCTTTGCTTGTTCCGCGGCTGTTTTGGTTTGTTGTGCCTTAGTTAAATCATTATTCGCAGTTGTCGCCCTTTGGTTCGCTTCTTCCTTTTTTTTAGATGCGTTTAGATACTCGTTGTAAACGGTTTGGTAGTTAAAAGAAAAACGGTTCGTTTGGGCAAGATTATGACTAGCAATATTATAGTCAATCTCAGCATTTAAGAGAGCATGTTCTGAATCAAGAACTTCTGTATTGGCTTTATCATACGCGGTATTGGCCGCATCAAGAGCCGTGATATCTAAGTTCAGTTGTCTCTGGGCCTGATTTAAAGCACTCGAAACTGCGGTCTTTGTTGGTGATATAACAACCGTTTTTCCATAAAATAATTGTGGCACATTGCTAATTTTAAAACCCAAGCTCTCGATATTACTTGTACTTTCAAAGATAACAGTTGTTAGTCCAGAACCAAGGAACGCATCTGAACCTACACTGATTACTGAAGCTGGAAGGGTTACTGATGTCAAGCGTGTTGTATTTTGCAATGATTGTTGTCCTATGCTGGTGACATTACTCCCTACGGACACTGACTTAATATTATTTAGAGGCACATTGCTATATGATTGCTGATTAAGCTGCCCCGATATATCGATACTTTGGGTTGTTCCATCTACAAGAGCGAATGTTGTATCGCCTGTAGGGGCTTGTATTTTTTGTATAGTAACACCTGTCTTACCATAAAAGGATTGGTTCGTGCTAAACGCTATTTGCGGGTGACCTGAATTGGTGGCAGCTGCATTCAAAGTATCTAGAGTTATCTGTTTCATATATACAATCTCTATACTAGAATGATCGAACGCGTTTGTGTCAATAACAACACGATCGGGAAGGTGTATTGATTTCATGCTCGGGGTATTCCATAAAAAATCAAGTTGGAGCGTAATATTGTACGTAGTAGCATCATCTGTAAAATGTATTGAAGATATTGTTTGTGAAGATGACAGCGAGCTTATACCAATTATTTTTACGGAAGAAGGAATATCAATAGATACCAAATTGTTTGCGTTTTGGAAAGCGTCTTGTAGAATACTTGTAACATTAGATCCTATTGCGGCGAATTTTATATTATTCAAACCGAGGTCATTATTATATGATTTTTGAGATAGTCCACCAACAATATTCAGTGATTTCCTTGTTCCGTCAGTTAGTGTAAAAAATGAATATCCATTATCACCCAGGGGAGTTACTGGTGTGGGAGTTACTGGTGTGGGAGTTACTGGTGTCCGTTCTGGCGTGACGGGCATCGTCCCCTCTTCTGCTCCTACTAATGCGTGCGTGTTATAGCTAACATCGTAAACCATAAATCTAACGTAATTATTAATGCCACAAATAGTATCTCCGAATAAAACACCCGAAGGGTCAATATCATATGTAAGATAAGGTGGTAAGGGATTATTCGAAGCATCGATTGAAACCGGATGAGTCTGGCCAGATAAATCCGTTATAATTGGTAAATTTCCTGATAGATCCAATTTCGAAATTAAATTGATATATAATTCTGTGTTATCATAACCAAGCGTGCGTATACATTTACTTTTATTTGCATTTAATAAAAATGCGTTATTAAACAATATACGGTTACTTTGGCTACCAACTTTTACATTTATAGGACATTTATTTCTATTACAATAGCTAGCGAGAGCCTTTTTATTATATGTATATGCTCCAGAACTCGATGATTCCGCAAATACTTTAAATGTTTTCCCTCCCGTACTACTTTTAAATGAGTGTGCCATAATAATCTATATTGATATTTTATTAAAATAAAAAATGAATTAATAGTCTCCCGCAAAAGGTTTGTAACATAATCAGACGATGGAATGTATGCGGATTTTCACCCCTTTCTCTATATTTCGACTAAATTGCTGTAGTAATGAAAATATTGTATATCAAAACTATATGGAGGACGGTCTTGACATAAAATGGGAAGATACTGTCGAATTTACGTTTCCGATAAAGGGAGGTCGTGTCATCAAGGTTTATGATGCGGATACAATAACTATCGCTTCTAAATTACCTTACAATGAGTCTCCAGTGTATCGTCTGTCCGTGCGATTAAATGGAATTGATACCCCGGAAATGAAAGGAAAAGGTGTTGAAGAGGAAGAAAAGGTCGCTGCCAAATTAGCTCGTGATTTTGTGTCTAATTTAGCATTGAACAAGTATGTTAGATTAGAAAATATTGAAAGTGAAAAATATGGCCGCATATTAGCGGATGTTTATATTGGCGATATTCATTTAAACGGGCTTCTTTTGAAGGAGAGATATGCGGTTAAATATGATGGTGGGGCCAAAATAAAGCCTGCTTCTTGGGCGAAATATAGACTTACAGGAGAAATTTAAGCAGCGCGCGCTTTATACATCATATACGGTAGTGAAAATCAAACTGAAACTGAAATCCATATTATTCAAGTCGACGACTCTACCATATTCATCTAGTAATTGCACGTTAAAATTTTGTATATTGACGGGACCAAAATATTCGCGAGGCGTTGTAAAAACACTTAAATTGTTGTAGTCTAATATATTAAATTTATTTTTTTGTAGTGATATTCGCGCAAGTATATTCTTGTTCAAGGAGGAAGAGTTGAACGCACTAAAAAATCCGTTGTTTACGCTGTTATTATGGTCATCCACGACCAAAAATACATATTTTGGACCATATACATCAATCACGCCTTCAGATACATAATTTAAACTATTTACATAAATACCATTTCTGAACCCCAATAACCAGCCAAACTTTAAAGGTAGTGGTGTATTTTTATCTGCGATACCATTTCTATCTGCTTGAAAATTTAGTTCGAGTCGAGTATGGTTACTTGGCGCATCTGTAAACCCAACCAATGTTTGTCCGCTACCGGTTACCCCGCCATTTACTCCGTTAGTTAAATTTGCTAAAAAATTTACCTTGTTATATGGAGCGCCCTCATTTTCAAGTTGCTTATTTATGATTTTTATAATAGTATCCGACTCGTAATTACCGTCGGGGATATTTATAACGATTGGCGCGGCCGTATCAACTGTAATTGTAAAAAAACTATTACCGTATTGTTTAGATACCGCATAATATGAAGTTGGTAATTCAATGGCAGACAACTGCATTTGCAGAACATTATTAAAATTTATAGGCAAAACAAAGTTAAAATTTGTTGCTGGACTAGTAAAATAATTGTCTCTAAACCTCGTGTCTATATTTAAGCTTTGTTTAATGGTTGTTTTTTTGATAGGATTGATTACACCTGGAAAAAACTCACCTGGCTTCGAAGACAAATAATGCACCGGAGGTCTAACCTGAACCATATGTTCTTGGTTATTTTCTAATTCGGATGGTTGTAATTCATAATTTGAGTGATATAAGTTTTGTATAGTTTTTTGAAGTCCTTCATTTGGTTTGCGTGTTTCATTTAAGATGATATTCTTCGCTTTAATGAGAAAATTTATTGTTTTTGTTTGAGTCTCCTTTTGTATCTCTTTATTGTTAGAAATACTGTCTTTCAATTGCGCCTCCTTCATTTCGACTATATTTCTATCAAAATTCGAAGGCAACTCAAACATCTGAATTAGTTCCTCTCTAGTATAATTATCGATATTCAAATCAAAGTTCATATATTATATATAGTAATTTTATTTGATATATTTAACTTTTAATTCGTGGTTAAATTATAAAATTGATTTAAATAACCATATTAAACATATCGTAACAAACTACAGTATGGAACTTTCAAAAGAACAGCAAATAGCATTTGATAAATATATTCAAGGACATAATATATTTATTACTGGTCCCGGTGGAGCGGGAAAGTCGGCGTTAATTCGGCTAATTAATAAGCACGCAATATCCAAGTTTAAAAATATTCAGGTTACAGCTCTAACCGGATGTGCTGCGGTTTTATTGAATTCCAAGGCAAAAACACTACACTCTTGGTCTGGAATTGGCCTGGGAAACGGCACCATGGAGCAGTTAGTTACAAAGATAAAAAAAAACAAGTTCGCCAAATCCGCGTGGAGAGGGACCGATATTTTAGTTGTAGATGAGGTAAGTATGCTGTCATTAAAGTTATTTAATATATTGAATGAAATAGGCAAGGCAGTAAGAGGTAATTTGGCGCCGTTTGGGGGAATCCAGCTAATATTTTCAGGAGACTTCTTTCAATTACCGCCCGTTGGTGATAAGGAAGATCCAGACACGCAGCGATTTTGTTTTGAAAGTGATGATTGGAATTCTGCATTTCACCGTGACAGCCAAATACAGCTAGTAAAAATTTTCCGCCAGACAGACGAGATTTATGCGACCATTTTAAATCAAATTCGCGAAGGTAAAATTAAGCGCAAGGCGAACGATTTGCTCCTTCAATATGTAGGTCGCAAGCAAGACCCGAATTTAGTTACTGAGCCGACCAAACTCTATCCTACACGCGCCAAGGTAGAACATATTAATAATACCAAAATGACGGCGCTTGTTGGTGAAGAAAGGGAGTTTAAAATTAAGTATGCGAAAGATTTGGAAATGACAAAAGCGGACAGATTGAAACGATACGACTTCAATGAGAAAGACATTCAAATCGAACTTGAATTCTTGTCGGGTAATCTGATTTGTGATAAAGAAATGAAACTCAAAATGGGCTCTCAGGTTATGTGTATTGTGAATATTCAATCAGAGACGGGTATAGAAGTATGTAATGGGAGCCAGGGTGTCGTCACGGGGTTTTGTGAAGTTACCGGATGTCCTCGCGTGAAATTCAATAACGGTATTGACCGCGTAATGGTGCGTAATGTTTGGGCAAGTGATAAAATTCCCGGTGTAGGAGTTTCGCAAGTGCCTCTTATTCTGGCGTGGGCATTAACGATTCATAAATCTCAAGGTGCGACTATGGATGCCGCCGAAATTGATGTTGGAAGCGGTATATTTGAATGTGGTCAAACTTACGTTGCTTTATCAAGAGTTAAAAGCCTGGATGGTTTGTATTTGACCTCATTCGACGCGCAAAAAATTCGCATTAATAAGAAGGTAAAGGATTTCTATGAATCGTTAACATTATATCACGACTCAAAAGCAAATAATGAAGAAGTATATGTTCCGTTTTTAGTCGTAGACCCTGTAAATATTGCTCTGACTATCGAGCAAAATAGAGACGCTGATTGTAAATATGTAAATACTGAAGCAGAGCTGGCAGAAGAAACTTATGACGGCGAGCCATCTAAGGACACGCAAATTAAATGTATTAAATTTTCACCATAATTTGTTACCATAATGAGAGTAGAAGCAAACAATAAATTTTATTTTTTACATATTATAAAAAAATGAAATACTTTTTTCTGTAATGATTATAGGAACCATTTTATAAAACCCAATCTTGAATATGCCGTGTGATTATTATATTGATAGCTATACAACTATAGAGTACATGTCAGAGACAGGAAGGTTCACTAAATTAACAACTGATTTATCCCGTGAGCAAAAATATATAGATCGTATTTTTGAAGACGTTTTTGAAGACGACAATCAAGACTATTCGTTATATCGGCAACAAGAAGAAAAAATAATAGAGAGAAAAATAGAGAAACATACGCGGCTAAAAACGATATATATTAATGGTGAATGGACTAGCGAAAGGTATAAAAAAATATTTATGCAGAGACTTAAGCGTGAATTTCAATATATTTACGAAATCAAAAAAATATATATCAAATATATCGCATTTAAATCGATCGATGCTCCTCTATAGGAGATTAGTATTAAAAAAAATTGAAATGAAGATATGTAATATTGTAACATTTACCTTACACAGATTGCCTATTGTTAAACTTGAAATGTCAAATGCTGACTTATTTAATCAACCCACTTCTACTATTTATGACAACCCCGTTCTTTGCGACAACGGCGTTAATAAGTGGGGTGATATTAGTAGAACAATTGATCTTGGACGCGATTCATATTCCGTTTCCGACGGAAGCCCTCGCGAATTCCACGGTAAATTTACTACCGAAGAGGACCCTAACGCGGCTACTATAAGTGCGATATATAGATACAAATTTACAGAGGAGCTTACAGCAGAGTTATTCAAATTTTCAAAGATACATCAATACGACCATAGAAAGGACTTCAAAGAGGCGTGGACAATCTGGCTCGAAAATAATGAATATCTTGTAGAGACGGAAATCCGCCGACTAAAAAATTTCGGTTATATTGGTGACATACGAGATAAAATGTTTAAAAGCGCGCGCTATTATTTGAGAAAAAAGAGCACTGAAAAAAAGGCACCAGCAGAGCGCCGGAATTATGTAGCAGTCCAGAAGGAGCTATTAGACGCAATTGACACGCATATTAAAAATATAATCAGCCGCGATTCAAAACCGTCAGATGGATTTGACGACTTTTGTAAAAATAACAAGGATATACTTAACGAGGAGATAAAGTCGTTATGTAAGAATGGAATGACAGACTCCAACGAAATTAAGAATAAAATTAAAAAGACCTATAAAAATAGACACTTCTTAATTGTTAGTAAGTAAAAATAATAAAAGGATAATGATAGATTAAATAAATGAATATAAATATTGAAATTTCAAATATAAATAAACACCCTTTTTCTTATGAAAATTGCGATATTCAATCTGAAAATGTGAACAAATACAATACACGGTTGATAAATTACTGCTTTTATTCAAAAAATGAGTGTAATATAAGCAACATAATTAAAAAGATGCGGTATTATTCGAATCGCTTCTTGGTTCTTGAAGACTATGATTTTGTAGATATCGGTCAGTTAAACGAACATTTTGTAGATAAACGTAATTTAACGGGTGATGTTAGATATTTGATTTTCAAGTATAAAAATGCCAATATGGTAGCATTTAATGACTTTTTATTCAATATTGGGAGCCCGAAATTATTCATTTTAAATGTTATTGAGTCTTTTTCCCATCTTTTGACAAGTTTGATTCAGTTAAACGACAATAATATATGTTTTTTCAATTTATCCCCTAATAATATTGGGTTTGATCTTGATTGTGGAGAGAAGCCAGTTATTCGCAATTTTCAGACGTGTTTGATCGTTTCCAAGATGGATGTGAGTTATATTACTAGTATTATAAAAAAGACCCAGGACTATACTCATAAGCCACTTGAGGTTCATATACTATTCTATTTGATTCAGAATGATATTTCTACTATTTCTTACTCTTTTATTCAAACCGTTTGCGAGGTTTTTATCAAAAATGCGAGTTTTTTGGCTTTTTTCTCGGAAGAGGTTGTATCTTCTTACAAGGAGACGTGTGTGAAGTCTTTAATGAAGTATATAAATAAGCCTACAAATGATATTATTTTGGATATTATAGAAAATTGTGACAAATGGGACGTTTATAGTCTGAGTGTGTTATATTTACATATTTTTAATAGTCTTTCTCGTGTTTTCTCTCTACAACCGGGGTTTATAACTAAAATATCGTCTACACTTTTTAGAAATACACATCCAGATCCTTCAAAACGGCAAGATTTAAAACAACTCACAGAATATTATGATGGTCTATTTGCGGTTGAAACGAATTGGGCATTTGTTAATAAATTGCCATTAAATAAAATGCAGGCGTTATTCGATCTTTTAGGGAAATAATAAAATAATTACGCGAATATTATATTATTTTTGTTCTTTACTTGCGTCTGCGACTCTTTCCACCTGCCATAGCCATACTGCGTCTGCGACTCTTTCCACCTGCCATAGCCATACTGCGTCTGCGACTCTTTCCACCTGCCATAGCCATACTGCGTCTGGTCTTCCTTTTCGTGCTCCCCATTGATTTAGGGCTAGAACCCATTTCGGATTTACGCTTACTCGCATCTACCAAAGCCTGCTTGAATTCGTAGTTAGAGTTCTTGGCCTTGCCTTCTTTGTACACCTTTTTTACGAATAAATTCCAGCTACTAAGTTTTCTACCTCCTTGCATTATACAATAGTAGAAGAAAAAACATTTCGTTTAAATATATTATTTTATTTTTAGTGCGAATGAATATAAATATTTTAACAAATATAATTATAATGGACAGTAGTTTTGATTTAGATATACATAATTATACACCAAACGATTTAATTAAATTTTTCAAATTAGAGCAATCATATACATTAAATGATTTAGTTGGAAAGGTAGCGGAATTAACTAAAGAGATACTATCGCCTAATACAACTTATAAGACAACATATAAAAATGATATTATTAAGTTTATAAGCGAGGCCAGGGACGTTTTGTCGCTTTTTAAAAAGGAGTCCGAAACGAATAATGCGATAAAACAGAACCTAGATAAATTTGTAAATATGAATAAAGATCGCCGAGTCGGGCAAATAATAAATCCATTAGATACGCATCCGGTACTAGAAACGGCTTCTAACCCAACTGAAAGCATAAATGGCTACGACTATGTGGTAAATAATTCAGTATATGTTTTTAACACCGCAGGAAGAAACGATTATTTTCTGTCTGAATCTTCAAACGCAACATTTGATTTGCCTTTAAAATGGAAGAATGTATTATCAGTTTCACTTGTTTCAGCAAATATACCGAATGTCATGTATGCGTTTAATGATGAGGCGGTAACAAACCAATTATACATAGAGGAAGATGGGACTGGCCTGTCTGGTGTAGTAGTATTACCACAAGGGAACTATTCACCGTATGAAATACCTACAAGTGGATTTATACCGTTAAACGCTCTGATAGAGGCGAGCTTCCCGGACGAACTGACAAAAGCAATAAATGAACAAATATTAGGTATATTTACACCGGCGAACTATAGGTTTAAGGTAAAAATTAGTTTATCAACGCGCGAAACAACAATAACTAACAATACACATACGTTTACAATGAACACTATAAGAAGGCTACCACGAGAGAATTGTAAATATTCATCATATTCTTCTCTCGTTTATAATGACTACACTGATTTAGATCCGCCGCCAGACAAGACACAAGTTCCCTTTCTGTCATATGTGCAAACAATGGGCTACTTAATGGGATTTCGAGAAACTTTTTATACTGGTAAAACTAGTTACATCTCAGAATCAATATTCACAAATATATATTCGAACTATCTATTTTTCGAATTGGACGATTATACAGGTTCCCAGCCATCTAGTTCTACCTTTGGTATTTTAGGAAGTAGTGTTATAAATTCGAATGTGTTAGGAGTGATACCGATAAATAGCAATTTGTTCACCACTACATTTGATAATAACTCGAATTTTATTTATAAAAAGAGAGAATATTTTGGACCTGTAGATATATCACGAATCACAATAAAACTAGTAAATCAGAAGGGAAATATCGTAAATCTCCATAAAACCGACTATAGTTTTAGTCTACAAATACGGTCATTGTATAATTTAACCAATACTGGAAGAGGTCTTCGCGCTCCAGGTATATTTTAAATTTATTTTATAAAATAAAATTGAAACAAATTTAAAAAACAGACATAAATTAAATTACACAAGAAGAGAATGGTCAAGAACGCTGGTGGAAATAAAGCAAAAGGGTTTGCCCGCAAAGGGTTTATCAAGAGTGATGGTGGGTTGCGAACATCTAAGGATCCTGCGGAGGTGTACGCACAGGTTACAAAGGTTTTAGGTGGAGCCAATTGTCATGTAGTTAGTATAGATGGGAAAGAACTATTATGTCATATTAGAGGTAAATTTCGAGGAAGAGGTAAGCGCGATAATTTTATAGGAAGTGGAACCTGGCTTCTTGTAGGGTTATATGACTGGGAAACGGCATCTGTGAAAGGGAAACTACCTGGTTGTGACGTTATCGAGGTTTATAGCGAATCTGATAAAACAAAACTGAAAAATAGTGTCACAAACGTGAATTGGAATATGTTTATATTAAATGACAATAAAAAGATTTGCGATGAAGGGGATGCGGATGGTGTCGACGAAATCGCGTTTACAGACGAGAAAACACAAGAGTTTCTCGATTTGATCGAATCTCAGGTTTCATCCGCACAACCAAAAGCTATTATCACTACAGATGATGGCGAAATTGTCGATGTGGATGATATTTAAAGCAGATCAGATAAAAATCAAATACAAATAAAAATTAAATAAATTAATAGCCAAATACAAATAAAAAAATACGTGATAAATTTATCTTTTTATTTTTGTCGCACGATATGTGCACCCCACCATAAAATTTTTCGTATTGTCTACAATACTAAATAAATTCTAATCGTTGTTGTATTTACATGAATGCTATAAAAATAGCAGGACATTATACAAATAAATGCGACCTCCTGTAAATTTGTATATATAAATAGGTATTAAATCAGTAAACTATAAACCGTTGCTGTAAGGAGGTAATAAATCTTATCAAAACCTCTTTAAACCATTGAGGGTTAAATAAAATAAACTCAAATTGGCTTAAAGAAAATAGCGGCGTTATTTATTTATGTTTGCGAGTTTTACAATTCTTGCCAGGTCGGCAGTCACTAAATAGTCCAGGGATGAATTTTCTTGATTTAATGTGCATAATGTGAGTCTTGTGAATCGGTTTCTTTATTGAGCTAGTCTTCTTTCCTTTGTGATACATAGTCACACTTTTATACCCCCTGCCATTTTTTATAGAGACCTTTCGCACTATCTTTTTACCTCCAGATTGAGCCTTTATCTCTTCTTTATTCTCATAATTAAATCCGTTTGTTTCCATTATACATTATTCGAAGAAAATATTGTATAATTAAATATTATATAATGAATTCCGAGCCATTGGTTCATTTATTTCATGTATTAATTATTGGTAGTTTGTTTCTATATGTAGGCATACAGAGAACAAATATACCGACATTTATGTTTCCACTATTACTAGGTTTGGGTGTAATAGTTATTTTGTATCACATTTTCAAGGTTTATACTTATATGAAACTAGGAAAAGGGTATTGGGTAAACTTGATTCATATACTCTTAGTCGGCCCAGTATTAGTATATATTGGTTATAATGGAGAGAAAACACAGAGATTATATTTTGAACTCTTGTTAATGTTGGGGTTTGCTGCTATTGGGTACCATGGCTATTATATGTTGGTTTAGTCGCGTTTAACACAATGTATTTATCCATTTTTTAGTAAGAACCGCACGAACACTATCTAACGCGCCTTCTGTCCATCCTTGGTTTTGACTAACCACTTCTCCCACGACCAAAATACCCTTTTCTGGATGTTGCGCAATATCAATAAATTCATCTCTGTCCTTATAAACAGACATGTTCAATGGTTTATAGTAGTGTGTTCCAACTGGCCAATAAAAATCCTTAATTGCGATAAGATGTAATGAATCGGCAGGAATACCCAAGGATTTTTCAAGTAGGTCACAATACATATCTCTATTTTCTTCCGTATTTTCAAGATTATTTTTTAATGCTAATGTGTTATTATTATCATTATAAGCAATCATATATATACCCGCATCTGGATTTATAGGAATAATTTTTTGAAGTGGACCTGGTAAACAAGTATAACCCTTGACATATTCCTTCATAATTGGTATGGAGTTTTTAGAAAATTTTCCGTATAAACGTAAAAATGGCTGTCCCTCGATATCATTGTAAATAGGATTTGGTAATAGTTTTCTTAAACCCGTTATAGTAGTCGCAACAATCACCTTGTTACACATATATTTTTTCCCTCCTTCAGTATCTATTACAAATTCGCACGGACTATCATCTACTTTGGTTATTTTAGATGCGTTACTTGAAAATTTAAAGTGCGATTCTCCAATTTCAGCAGCTAATTTCATAACCATTTTCCGCCAAGGGACAGTAAATCCCTTTGAACAACAATAATTGTCGTCCATACCGTAATTATATAATGTATCATGTGCGTCTTCCTTCTCGAAATCTGTATATCCCACCGAAAGTAAAAATTGATTATATGTTTTCTCTCCAAGAACGCCCATCGCAAATGTCTTAAATGTAGTCTGTGGTCCTTTATATTTTTTATATTCATTTCTCAGATGTTCCATAGCTTTTTTTACGTCTAAATGGTCAAACATACTCGAGTAATATGGCTTAATTGTAAACTCCTGGGTCTTCAATCCCAACTCATCAAGCAATTTATGTAATAATTTATCCTTTTTTTTACGACCAATTCCTGCGCCAGTGACAATTTCAGTTCCGTAAAACATCTCATTACTTGTTCGACCACCGATCCATTGTTTTTTAAATTTTTCAAGAATCAGAAATGATTTATCGGGCGACATTTTTTTAATATTAAAAGCGGCATACAACCCGCTAATTCCGCTACCAATAATAATTATATCATATTTCATAATATATATATAGTAACGATTTAAAAATATGTATATTATACATATAGTTTAAGAAGAAAACACACATCTATAATGTCAAATACATTTAAACAAAACTCTCGATTCGCATCATTAATCGACGACGAACCGGGACAACCAAGAAATGAGAAACCAAAACCCAGAGGAGATTATTCTGACAGACCCCAACGAAATCGATATACTGATAAATATGCCGGTGAGAACCAATTTGATAGAAATGGGCAAAACCAAGAATCGCGAATTAAAGCCGCGGCGGCACTCCAACTGGAATTAACAGACCAAAACTTTCCAAGTATTATGCAGCCAACAACAAATAAGGTTAAAACTGATCTAAATTATACTGATTTATTTGCAAGCTTGTCGAATACTGAGCCGACCAAGGTTGTAGTGGATAATAATATCGAAACTCTACTCCCCGGATGGGTATCTCTAAAAAAGGATCCCACAAGTAATAAAATCATATGGAGAGAAAATAAATCTAAAAATGCGGATCCTGTAGAAAAAAGTGAAAACGAGATTGTAATGGAGATATTTGACGCTTTGGCAGAATTACATGATAGGCGCGATAATGACTTCATTGATACGTGGGGATATGAGGAATGGGAAAGAACATTCAGATTTCCAAATTATGATTACAATTATTTTGACAAATTAGATGAATTAGCAGAGGATGATCTTGAAGCGGAGGAGAATAACCAAGATGAATTGAATGAAATGGATTATAATGATAGTTTTGATAGATGGAACTAATAAGTTAAATACCACAATGTATTATATGTGCTTTTTATAATATATTATGGATGTTGAATTGAATGACGACTGGATAAAAAAGTTTGAAAAAATCGACAATCTATACGAACACTTTTATAAAGACAATTTGTGGTTTACGAACTTAAAAAATATATATGTAAACAGAGACAATGAAATCGAATTGATTAAAACGGATACATTTTTAATGTCATCGCCAAATTACATTTCACGTGAGGAGGTTTTACAAATACTTAAGCGGGGCTCTGTTGTGAATGATAGAGGATACTCCTTATTATCTATAATAAAGTATAATATTACACTTGAGACTGATGACGTAAAAAAATTTCTGTTCTCAAAAGAAGACGATTATAATTTTCTGAAAGTTGTAAAAAATATTGATGCCATACCATTCGAGAAAACGATTAATATGTTTCAGGATTTAACAGACTTGGTTTTTATATTTTATGAAAAATCAACCGAACCTAGAAAAATCAACCCAAATACAATGACAAAAAGAATTCACATTAACAGTAATGCTAAAAAAACAATTAGAAACAGATATAAAGACTAACCAACCAATTTATATAATCACAATGGCCGCAATCATCAACTCACTCGATAACTATACTCCTACACAAATTGGCGATAATTGCCACACTGAATACGGGTGGTCAAATAATATGCAGGAAAAGATTCTCCAGTTTAGTTTTCAGACGACACGAACAACTGATTCCGCAGTAAGCGGGTTGCGGTTTCGGCTCGCAGATATGCTGGGCTCTCTGAAGAATATTGTTACGAGTGGTTCTATTACGGAGAGGGAGCTGGCGCGTGGGCATCTTTCCGTTTTGTATAGAATGATCGGTCATACACGAGATATCGTTGACGGAAAGGGTGAATGTGCTTTGACATATATGATGATTTTTACATGGTATGGTTTTTATCCGGAACTCGCCTTGTTCGCGTTAAAGTGTCTAGTTGATTTGGGTGATGAGTCCATTCATCAATACGGTTCATGGAAAGATATCAAATATTTTTGTCAGTATTGTAAGAACCAGGGTGTTTTTGAGAATCACGAGTTGATCGAATATGCGATTGAATTGACAAACGCTCAACTGAAATCAGATTACGAAACGATTGTTTATGGAGGCGAGGTTATTTCCCTAGTCGCCAAATGGATTCCGCGAGAAAATTCCGCGTTTGACTGGCTAAATGAACTCTTGGCAGTTACATATTATCAATATATAGAAACAGCAAACACACCGGATAGGGTTAACCGTGCCGTTCTTAAAAGTAAAACCGAATACCGCAAGTTATTGTCCTGGCTGAATAAAAAGTTGGATACACTTCAGATTAAACAGTGTGGTCACTTGTGGTCACAAATTGATTTCGACAATGTTACTTCTATTTCGCTTACAAAGCAAAAGAAGGCATTTCAGAATATTAAACAGAACGGAGAGGTCCGATATGAAGATAATAATGATAGAATTGTATGCGCTGATCGGTTCAAGGCTCATATTCAAACCGCAATCGAGTCGGGGACTGAGGTAAAGGGGCGACGTGTTTCCATGGTGGACTTTACTAAGCAAGCACTGTCGCTTCTAAGACATCATAATCAGGTAGAATTTGACTTGCTGAATTCTCAGTGGCGAGACAATGGTTCGTTGAATGGTGGATTCGGTAAAATGATCGCAATGGTGGATGTATCGGGTTCAATGGATGGTGACCCTTTGTGTGCGGCCATTGCGCTTGGAATTAGAATCGCAGAGAAATCGGGACTTGGTAAGCGGGTTATGACATTTAGTGCCAAACCGTCTTGGGTGAATTTGGAAGGACACGACGATTTCGTTTCTCAGGTCAACATCATACGTAGTGCGGAATGGGGAATGAACACAAATTTTTATTCCGCTTTAGATACCATTTTGAGCGCGATTATTCTGAACGCAATGCCACCAGAGGATGTCCAAGATATGGTGCTAGTTGTTCTATCTGATATGCAGATGGATTCTGGTGATGCGTGCGATAAGCAGGTATTGTATGACACAATGAAGGCCAAGTATGAGGCGGCTGGAATCCGTGTTCATGGCAAACCATATAAGCCACCACATATTCTCTTTTGGAACTTGAGAAGCACATCTGGTTTCCCGACTTTATCAACACAGATGAATTGTTCAATGGTGTCAGGATTTAGTCCCGCACTGATTAATTCGTTTTGCGACCAAGGAATTACCTCACTAGAGGCGTGTACACCATGGTCTGTGCTAGA